TCGTCTATCGTACACAGTAGAATTCCTTCCATGATAACCAGATGTGTATACAATTACCACATTGTTTAGTAAATACCTTGATACAGTTTGCATAGTTCATTGCTCACTGTATTTATTGAATATACTATGAATGAAATTTTTGAAACCCTAAAGACCAAGTTCCCATTCTTATCGCTTATACGCAAAGGCGACTTAGAATATGTGGGTATAATACAGAACCAAGACAGCCAAGTAACCAGCTTCTATGATTACGGAAGAATCATGTTACCAGCAGATAAAATGAAATTTTTAAAACTAGGAGAAACTTGGTGGTGGGAATCTAATAGAAAAATTCCAATCAATATATTTTTAAAGAAAGATTTTGCTTATTTTAAACCAACAGTAGTAACTCTATCCAGCAAAGATATAAAAATAGTACACGGACCTGTTGTGAGATTAGAAGATATATCTAAGAAAAGAATCAAACGCAGAACTATACAGTTAATGCGTCGACCTGTTTAATTTTTATTTCTCTTTATTAAATTCATCTGTACCACAATGGCTTGAGCATAAGCAACAGCGTGAGATTTTTTAAAAAAATAACTGTCGTCTTTGGGTTTCAGCCAAACTTCTTTTAATATTTCTGACCAATATTTGTGCATGAGATTTCTTTTGGCTGGTCTAATAATTGCTAACACTGCTGCCAGTTGTTCTATATTTTTTGGTTCTAGTTTAGATACTATATCAAAGTGTCCATTGATATGAAACAGTTGATCCACAATAGTTTTATCTTTCAACATATTCCAATCTGGTTCTTCCAGCATCAATTCTACTAATTCTTGTTCTGTCTTTATACCTTCATAAAGATTTACATTCAATAAATCTATTTTAAAATAGCCACGCTCTTCTGCTTTCTTATAATCAAGACTACAAAAATTATTAATAGGATCCACAGGCACTTCTTGAAAGTACACACCAGTTTTGTGTTTCTCTACATCTTCATCTTTGATAATAGCTGCAGGCACATGTTTAAAAAGTTTCAGTGCTTGTTCTCTATTTGCAAAATCTATATCTACATCAGGCATTAGTTGCACTTCCTTCGATTAGTTGCCGATCTTATTAACGCACCCTTTTCTCTATCAATAAATTCTAATATATCTAAAGTTAATTTGTAACCCTTGCTCTCTTGTGCAGGGTTATTAACTTCTGGCAATATCACCTGACCAATAGAACCGTCTTCTTTGATCACTATAATAGAATCTCCCACTGCCACATCTATGCCTTCTTCCATTGTAACTTTATTACTCAATTTTGGCCTCCCGTGCTGTCTCTTGCACAAATAGAGCATCTGCCATATTGGTTTTAAATCTGTTTGACCAAAACTCTGGATTAATAAATCTTTGTACCATTTGTAATTGTTCGTCTGTAAATGATTTTAACATTTTTTTGCCAGCTGAACAACCAAGCACTAACCACGGAGATAATTTGCCTGTTTGTATATGTTGCACTGCTCTCGGAGTATTAACTAAACGAAAATAATCTGCCCATTGTACATTCTGTTCTTCTGCCCAGTCCATCATGGTTTGTATACTTCTTTGTAGAGCAGCTTCCACTGGTTCTGTTTTAAGTGTATCAATAAGATAAGTTTCATAAAGATCATCTCTAGCCCAATTATCCAATTTAATTCTAGAACGTACCACATAATCGACATATTTTTCTGGATACAAAGGACTAACATGCATAATGTATCTGCCAAATTTTACAAAAGCATTGTAGTAGGCACTCTTACAAAAGTCCTCATAGGTTTTTGGTTTTCCGTTGTTTTGATGCACTTGATAAAATCTTTGAAATACTAAGAAAGCATTCTGTACCCATTTCTCATTTTTTTGTAAATGTCGGCGTTTAGGTTCACACACGTGAACTTGTAGAGTTCTTTCTTTTGTAAAACTCTTGCCGCAAAACGTACAAGTATTAAGATTGCTTTCCATGATCCTCTAGCAGTTGTTCTAGTTCGCTGTCGGTTATAATCTTATCCAGTGTTTCTAAATCCGATTGTTTAGTGTTAGGATAGATATCCATTAGAGTTTGTAAAGACTTGTTGGGAGTTTTCTTCATGGGTTTAATCCACGGATGAAACTGTTGTTTTAGTCCACCACACATGGAAGTTAACTGCCAGCAAAGTTTTTTATGCTTGCCACTTAATGTAAAAAGATGTTTATTAACAAACTCATTAATCATTTCTACATAATGTTCTTGAAAAAATCTATCTCCTGATACAGCAGAAGCATAACGCATAATCATATAAGGACTGTACAAAGATCTTTCATGATCGTCAATTCTATCGTAATAATCTTTGTTACGAAAGTCTATAGCTTTCATACCGTTTCTTAATTCAAAAAATTTCTTCTTTTCACTCATCTTCTTTCCATGTTAGTGCAAACACCGATGCGTGTTTGGGATTCTTAAAAGTTATTTCTATGTTTTTGCCTTTTAATTGGTAGCCTTGTATGCTTAATTTCTTTTTTTTAGCATGTTCCATAATCCAATTAATATAATGTCTATTCATTAACACAGGTATCTCTCGGTCTTGTTCGTCTGGAACCATAATAACCGGTGCTTCCATGCGAACCACATTGTCTTTTGTTTTTACCATACTGCTCCATATTCTAGAAATTCTGATTGTCTAGATATGTCTTTAACAAAATAAGCACACGGGGGGTTGTCATCGTCTGTAAGAGGCACAGCTAATATCTGTCCTGATTTAATTTTAGGGAAATACCATTTAACTTCTTGATATATGTCCACAATGTCTACTTCAGCAAAAGAGGGTTTAGAATCTGATATTGGATTAAACATAAATGCATTGAATCCTCTGTCGTTCAAACTGGTCAGAGGCAACACATGCAATTCTCCCTGCTCTGGATCTCCTATGATCATTTTCCAGTCTAAAGGCATTTTAATTTTATAAGGACCGATCTGTAACACTGCTGCTGGAGCATTGAACGATTCTAAGAATATTAATGGTATAAAGAAATAATCTGGATCAGCTGGGTTAGAATTATCCAGCACTGCAAATCTTAATTTGTCGTCCACATATTCTGGTATCTTTTCCAGTACGTATGTTTTATTTTCTAATGTAAGGATTTTCATAATCTATCTTTTCTATATTATACGGATAATTGGCCTCTTTGTAAAACTTTTTTCTTTGTCCTAAGTGTCTTTTTGCAAATTTACAACTGGAAGTTATGTCCCAAATGTTAACGTGATCTTTATCTTCTGCTTTTCTAATACCTCTGCCGATGCTCTGTATCACACGCACAAAACTCTTACCAGGTTCTATTAATACCAAATTAAAGATTCTAGGTATGTTTATTCCCACAGCAGCCACACCATAGGTAGCAATAATAACTTTGTGTTGTGCTATAGAAACTTCGTCGTAGTGTTCTTTTCTTTCAGTATTCTTTGTAGAGCCAGATATAAACACACTGTCTGGTATTTTCTTTTCTAACAACTCACCAGCAGATATTCTATCCACTAGAATCATTGTATTGCCTGTTGTTGCAATATCTTCTATAGTTTTTGCAATCCACGACATTCTAGTTTCATCGGTAGTTAACCATTTTAATTCTTCTTGATAATTTTTAAATTCTGGATGATCCTGTGTTTGTAACACATTAACATTACATTGTGCTAATACTCCTTTGTCTTGTAATTCCTTGGCTGCTATCCGGTTAGTCACTTCTCCTATGCTGCATTTTAATCCAAAAAATTCATAATCGGCTTTCGGCACTGTGCCTGTAAGTCCCCAACGTATACCACATCGGGCAAACGGCCCTGTTAACATTCTTTTTAACACATCTGCTTTCGCCATGTGTACCTCATCTACTATTATAGTATTGATATTTTCTATGGCTTCTAAGAATGCTGTGGTTTCATCATCACGACTTTTCTTTTCTAACACATTCAATGATTGCCAAGTAGCAATAGTGTTCTGTCGACCCAATTCTTTTCTATCACCATAGTATACTCCCACATCTAAATTACAGGCTAGGAAATCATCTTCCGTTTGTGTAACCAAACTTTTATTGGGTACAATGGTTAGAGTACGTCCATAGTTCTCAACCAATTTACATAGAGCTGCTGTGATAATGGTCTTGCCTGCTCCTGTGGCAATCTCTTGAATACACTGAGGATTCTCTAGGAACTTGTTTATAGTTTCCACCTGATAATCTCTCAATAGTATAGATTGTCCAGCATTAGGATGATTTTTGGGCCAGTTAATATCTGATAGATAATTTTGATCTATTAATTTAAATTCAAAGTTGTGAGGAGTTCTTTGATCTTCTAATTCTACATACACTCCAGCGTCTTCCAATATAGGTAATATTTGTCCAACTAGAGCTAGGTAGGTATTGCCGCCCAATCCAAAGAAGCTGACTTTGCCATCCCATCTGCCAAGTTTTACTGCTGGTAGATGTCGAGCATATGGTATTTCAAATTTAAATTTATTACTGAGATGTTTTCTATGTTCTAGAGAAAGATTTTCAAATTTGACGTTTACTTCGTCTCGAATTACCAGTTTACATGAACTCATATAGATTGCATTGTGTCAGATGGTTTCTGACTCATATAATACAATCTTTTTGGCAAATTTTCAACCAACTTATCTAACGTATTAGTAGACATAGGCCAGCTGGGATAATCCTGTAGCATGAATGCTATCTTGGGTTTAATACCGGATTTTAAAAGAGTTCTTGGTATTTTGTTTCTAACAAATATAATTTTTGTTGCTGAAGTAATTTTACGATTGTCAGCACTTAG